AGCTATCTCAGTTTTCCAGGAGGAGGTCAAGACTGAGGTTCCCACTCATTATGTTGAGGGGGCTCTCAAGATTGGCCTGGCTTGCGGAATAGCTTACGCCGGCTACAAGGTGGCTGGTCTTTGCTATAGACGGTGGAGGAAGTATGAAAAGGATGAGCGGGCAGCTTACATCCGGGAGACAGGACTGGCGGTTCTGAAATACATGGAGGAGGAAGCCCGGAACGAAGTTCCAGACTTCTTCTATGTTGAGCCTGTCCTCCCTGAGGAAATTATGAGTAGCGAAGAAAGGGGTCTGCTCCAACATCAAAAACACAAGAGCGTCCGCTTTCTGGCTTCAGTGACTCATAAGGTTAAGAACTATTTTGGAGGCGTCCCAAACCCCCTAGAGGCTAACTCTATGGCCGTCACCAGAATGGTTTATGAGCTTTGCAAGGAACACAATTGCCTGCCCCATCAGACTAGACATATAGTCAGTGTTGTCGTCCCATTGGTGATGACACCTGATCAATTCGACATCTCCAGTCGAGCCTTACTCAATAGTCCACAACTGGCTGAAAACAGGGCTGAGTATGGTGATTTGGTTACGATTAGTGGATGGATGGCAAATTTAATTTGCCATCCATTGGACAGGTTGGCATGGAGAAGAGCGATGGACGCGTTGGTTGGTCTGCCTGATTGGCAGGCTTTCCGGCTCGTCCGCTAGGGGTGCCTAGAGGAGCTCGCGGGTGTCTGCACAAAAGTGCGCAGAGGGGAACACCCGGATATGGTCGAGCGTCCCTCAGGTCGTCCCCTTAAGGTCCGAAGAATATTTAGAGTAGGCGGTATGGGAACCAGCACTCAATTTGGGGTACACAACAATAGTTTGCGCAATTTGCGCCGAGGGTTAATTGAACGTGTATTCTATGTGGAAAATGAGAACAAAGAGCTGGTGCCCGCTCCTAAGCCTGAACAAGGTGTGTTTCGCGAGCTAGATGGATTTCGCAAGAAGATTCACTACAGAGTCG